AGTGATGACAAGATTAAAGAAATCTGGTCAAAACAATATGCTCTTAAACCTTTCCTTGACCCTAGTAATTTTAAAACCTATGATGAACTTAAAGAGAAACTGAATAGGGTAATTACGGGTGATCGAAACGCTAGTACCGTTGAAAACGCAAGCCTCCCGCCAAAAGACAACGGTTCAGCGAAAAGCGATACAGTTAGTGCTCAACCAGAAGCTAGTGATGATGATGACACTTTATCATACTTTAGTAAATTAGCTGAGGAAGAGTAATCTATCTCTCTCTAAAACTGAATGCTTTAAGAGGCCGCTAGAAATAGTGGCCTCTTTTTTATATCCAGCGTATAAATATTGTTATGGTTAGCATACTCGATCCACTTGTAGATAAACAAGGTGGTATAAGAAAATCAGCAAATTGGTATAGAAGTAATGTAGCTTCTATTGCTGATAGTGTGACTGCCAGAAAGTTAATGAATCAAGGCAAGTTAATTGGTAGACCAAGTGTTGGCCGATTAAATATGTTCTTTTATGACCCAAAGTTAAAAAAGAAATTGCCTTATTATGACACTTTTCCATTAGTTTTACCACTTGAACCAATTAGAGGTGGTTTTATGGGAATGAACTTTCATTATTTACCACCACTATTGAGATTTAGATTATTACAAAGGATGCAAACATTTGCTGATGGTGGTTTAAATGAGAAAACAAAAATTGATGCCAACTATAATGATGTAAAAGGTATTGGTTTAGTTAAACCAACAATTAAAAAATATTTGTATAGTCACGTGAGGTCACAATTTTTAAGAATAGACTTTGATGAAGCGGCATTGGCTGTTTATCTTCCTGTACAACAGTTTAAAAAAGCAGGAACAAGTAAGGTTTATTCAGATAGTAGGAGAATGATTTAATGGCAATTTTAAGAGGCGGCCGTAGAATAGGTAACTATGATATACGAGTGGGTATTCCGAGAGATAGATCACTTGATAATGTATTAGGTGATCCTAGATTAAAACAAAGAGCAGGTGGTAATCCTGAATCTACATTAGGTAGATTTATGGGTAAAGTTGCTGAAGGCGAAGGCTTTGCCAGACCAAATAGATTTTTAGTAGATTTTATTTTACCACGAGGTGTTAGTACAGAAACAGTAGAATTGGGTGACGGCGAACAAGAAATATTATTTGAAGAAGAAATAAGTAGATCAACAAAATTTAGAGAACTACAACAGAATACAGAAATTCAAAGAGGGTTAAGAGCATTTTGTTACAATATAGAAATGCCTAGTAGAAATATTGATACAAAAGCTTTTCAAACATATGGACCTAAAAGAGAAGTTGCCTATGCTTATAGTTTTCCAGGTGAAGTAACTGCTTCATTTTATGCTGACAAGTATTTAAGACAAAGAACATTTTTTGAAATGTGGCAAAACTCAATTATGGATCAGGCCACACACAATATGCACTTTTATGATGAGTATGTTGGCGGTATTAGAATATATCAATTAGGTGCTTTTTCAGGTGAAGCCGATAGAGATAGAATTTCTTATGGTGTAGAATTATTTGAAGCGTTTCCTAAAACTATTACAGCCGTACCATTTGATTATGGTTCTGAAGATATACAAAAGATTTCAATTACTTTTTCATTTAGAAATTGGATAAATTTATCATTAGATCAAGTGAAAAACTATACAGTAGGCGGTGGTTTTACTGTACCTACAGTTAAACAAGGCAATAGAGGCCTTTTAGGAAATATAATTAGTAAATTACCACCAGAAATAAGACGAGCAGGTAGGGACGCTGTAAACGTATTAAGACAAAGAGTCCCAATTGGATCGGTGTTTGGAGGCAAAGTATTCCCACCATTCTTATAATATAATTTGAAAAGGAGTAAATTATGGCATTACCCATAGCTAATGTAGCAAAGTATGAGTTGACATTACCATCTCAACAAAAAACAATTCAGTATAGGCCGTTTTTAGTAAAAGAAGAAAAGATTTTATTAATGGCATTGGAAACTGGTAAACCAGAAGAAATGTTAACGGCAGTAAAAGACATTGTTAAATCGTGTACGTTTGAAACAATTAATCCTGAAGACTATCCTTTATTTGATTTAGAATATATCTTTTTACAAATAAGAGCCAAGTCTGTAGGTGAAGTTGCTAAGATAAAAGTTTTATGTCCAGATGACAAAAAGACTTATGAAAACGTAGAAGTTGATTTAAGTAAAATTGAGGTTTATGTTGATGATGACCACAGTAACAATATTGTTTTAGATGAAACAAGAAAACTAGGAGTTGTTTTAAAATATCCATCATTAAAAACTATTAATAGTGGTATTTTAACAGGCGATATAAAACTGGCCGAGATGTATGAATTAATTGTAAATTCAATAGATCAAATCTATGAGGGTGAAAAAGTACATTTTGCCAAAGACGCTGAAAAAAAAGAATTAGAGGAATTTGTTAATAATTTGACAGGCGAACAAATGAAACAAATACAGAAATTCTTTACCACAATGCCTAGGTTAGAGCAGAAAATAACTGTTAAAAACTCTAAAACCAATGTGGAAAGTGAAGTTACATTGAAAGGTCTGGCCGATTTTTTCGGATAGCCCTCTCACACGATAGTTTAGAAAACTATTTTGAAACTAACTTTGCTTTGATGCAACATCATAAATATTCATTGGGTGAGTTAGAAAATATGATACCGTGGGAGAGGGAAATTTACATTACCCTACTAATTAATTATCTTAAAGAAGAAAAAGAAAAACGAATGAGAGAGGCAAACAAGTAATGGAAGATAAAATAATTGTACCATCTGATAAAAAAGAGGTATCTAAAAAAGTAAATGTAGAATTAGAGGTCGATACATCTGTTAAAGATTTAGGACCAAATCCATATGCTAAATTAATTCATTTAGCTAGAGCAGTTGATAGTTGGAGAATATTTCCAAGAGTGTTTATATCAACTTACATCTATCTATTGTACAAAGTAGTAATTTGGTATATGAACTTAGCAAATCCTACTATGGAACAAAGTGGGTTAGTATCTATTGTTGTAGGTGCTGGCGCTGCTTGGTTTGGTCTATACACAGGTAGTAGAGCAAAATCAGATAAAAAATAATGGCTGAACTAACACTAAAAGACGAATCAGTATTAGAGATAGGTAAATCTGTATCTCAATCATTTGAAGGCCTAGCTAGCACAGGTAAATCACTATTGGTTATGCCTGACGGTCAACCTTTACAGGTAAAAGCTGATGATGTTGAAGTGTTAGATGAACGACCACAAAAAGGCACAGCACAAGTTGTATTTGAAAAAATTAGAGATGGTGTAAATAAACTTGTTGAAGTGTTTACAAGTAGTTTAAATTTTCAAAAACAAGAGGCGGCTAAAGATGATTTAAAAGCAAGAATATCTGAGGGACAGTCTACTGAAGAAAAAAAAGAAGATACAGGTTTCTTTACACAAGAGTTTAAAGATAAGATTTCAGAATTGACTGCTAGTATAAAAGAAAGAACTATGGCCGTTTTTGGTAGTTTAGGCGATATGTTAAAAAAAGGTGGTTTATTGGCGGTGTTAGCTGTCTTTGCTTTTAATATAAACAAATTTAGCGGCGAATTAAGTGAAAGTTTAAAACCTGTTTTACAAGGATTTAAAAGAGCATTTAAATCTTTAAGTGAAGATATTTTTCCAATTGTTAGTAATGTAATTAAAATGTTAGGTGCATCATTTGAAAGTTTTAGCAATTTATTACAAGGTTTATTTGAGGGTGATGGTAGTAAGTTTTTTAAAGGATTACAAGGTGTTGTATTAGATTTACCATTGAGAATTGTATCTATAGTTGGTGATAGTTTCTTTTCATTAGTTGACGCTTTTTTAAAACTGTTTGGTGTTGAGAGTGAAACGATACAAAATATTAAATTAGCATTTAGAACTTTACCAGAAGCTGTTAAAAAAGCAATTAATGATTCAATTACATTTATAACAGAAACAATACCACAATATTTTGAAGATTTAAAAAATCAAGCAATACAAAACGTAAAAGACAATATTGATTCTATTAAACAAATGTTTAAAGATGCCTTTAATTTTATAACTGAAGATATACCAAACTATTTTGGTAATTTAGTTGACGATATAATCAATAGTATGAAAGAAACAATAAATTCAATTAAAGAAGCTATAATGAAACCTATAAGAGATATAAAAGATAAAGTATCTGGTTTTTTTGGTGGCATAAAAGACTTTTTTACTGGTGCTGAGGAAAAAGCAGGAGCAGGAATTATGTCCGCTCAATTAAAAGATAAATCAAATGCGGGTGAACGTTTAGCTAAAGATTTTAATGAAAATAAAAAAGAAATTAATCAATTTCAAAGTGCTACGGGTATGAGAATAGATCCTAAAAGTACACTTTTTAATTATCAGGATGGTGGAAAAGAATTAATATTTGAAGATCCTAGATCAAAAGTACAAACTTATATCAAACCTGCTGATTTTAAAACTCGTTTAGCAGAATTAATACAATTAAATACAACAAAAACATATGTGCCAAATATGACACCAAAAGTAGATGAATATGGCCAACAAATCACACCTGTAACACCTAAAGTTACACCACAAGATTTAGAAAAAGGTAAACAATTAAATACCGAAAGCGCTGCTTTAAATTCAGGTCAATCATCACAAAATAATATGCAAGTAAATAATGGTGGTACAACAAACAATACAACAGCTAATAATACTTACAATACAATTTTAGAAGATACAGCTACAAGTGATAGAAATTTAAGACAACACTTAAACGCTTAGTAAATACCTAATTCTTTTTCAGTAAAGATTTTAAACTCTAAACCATTATCATTACAATAGACATCAGCGGCTTGCCATTTAGCCACATTTTTGATATATTCTAAACTCTCTCTCATAAATGCCT